AAAAGTCAAATAATCGCAAAATGATAAGCTAGGGGAGTAGGGCAATAAAAATATAAAAATGTCAAATAATATAAAATGCAATTGTGGAAAACTCAATGAGCTTGCGGCGCGCATACTTAGAGTCTATATTGATGTAAAAATATCAATGTAGCACTCCGGCGTATATAGTGCTGGAATTAAAAAAATATTTTTTAAGTTCGTATTTTGTTGGTGTATTTTTTTATAAAAGACGGCATGTTTTATGAGGTTGTATATAATAGAGAATCCCCTAGCCGAATTATCAGAAAAGTTCGTTTTATAAGGTGTTAGCGAATATATGTAGACATATGTATATTCATCTTTGTGTGGTGTTTATTATTACGTAAAAGGTACATTGTGCGACATTATAATTATGTCATAAACACGATTACTCTATCGTGTTTGATCAATCAATAAATAACCAATGAAAGGTTTTAATTATAATGTCTGAACAATCTGACAAACAAAATATCAACGCGACTGCCCTTGTCGATAATTTTGAGATTATCGTTGGCAAGTCGAAAAAATCTGGCAATGAATATTTGGTTGGCTCTCTATATATAAAGTCGCCAATCTCTGAGACGCCAATTCGTTTGAATCTTGACTATATTGACGATAACACTCGTGAACTTCTGAAGATGGCCATTAAAAAGTTTAATGTCCAAGCCCAGAAGGATTTCAAGGAAGGAATTAACGACTAGTTCGTTTTTTGTTCGATATGAGACTAGCAGACGCAATAGCACAAGTTTTGATCTCGTCCGCTCCCCTGCTGATGACCTTAATTGTGCTATTCGTCATTTTTAGCTGGATCCGTGTTTTAATCGATAACATGAGCGGAAGAGGTCTGTAGTGCTGAATCCGCTCGTTTATTCACGACCGCAACTTCTAGCATTTTCGGATCATGAATTGCTAGTTCTTCAGTACGAACTACTACTTGCGGTTAGTTCCCTGCTATTTGCAATCATTGGAGTTTTTGTCTTCACGCTTTTTCTTCGCTGGTTGCTCCCTAGATATTGGTACAAGAATAATTTAACTTAAGGAGGAATTAATCGCATGTTGTGGTTCTTATTAGGAGTATTAATCGGTCATTACGTCTTAAACGACATTAAAAGGATTTTTAAGAGGAGTCTTGGAGAATGACAAGCGATCAACTACAAGCAATTTCAAAAGCGTTCTCAGTTTCGCATTTATTAGACATATTTACACAATTGGCTCCATTTATTCTTAGCGTTGTGGCTATTTTGCTTGGAGTTTCGATTGTCTCGACTCTTCTTAAGCAACTCAAGAATCATTTAGCATTGAAGAAGTTTGAAGAGGAACAAGCCCAACTGTACGATGATGAAGCGTATGTTATTGACCTTGAACATACGATTGATCAAGGTATGAATGATGACACAGGATTTGAACCTGAGGAGGCAGAATGGCGTACGTTAGAAGCGAATGAAGAGTACAAACGGGAGACGGGAGAATATTATGTCGACCCGCAAGAGATTAAAGATCACTACGCCATTCGGTAAAGCTGAGTATTTAGGAATACTCGGATTGACGTGTGATTACGATGATATTGGAATATACATGATAGATACTGGGGAGTATAAGGTACTATGGGAAAATTAAACAAACTTGTTTTAATAGCAATAACTATCGCTATTGCAATATCATTCATATTTGCTCCGCTGACGCACGCTGCTAAGAAGAATATCCCTGAGCAACTCATGAAAGTCAACTCATTGACTCTTGGCCACAAGGGTTCAAAAGCGTTTAACGGTAAAGACTATGATACAGAGTTTAATTATCGGTATTATCAGTGGTTATTCGTCAAGAAGAATCGTTGGCTCTGTGAGATGTCCCAGATAAACGCTAAGATTCTATTCGATCAAGCCGTCCGCGACAAGGGCGACTGGATCATAACTGAAAGAGTTATTACTCAAGGCTTAGCTGGCGATATTGAACCATTCCATCGGATTGATTTATATTTCTCAGAAGTGCCACTGAAGAATCAGGAATTAAACTGGGATAAAGATAAAGGATATTATTTTACATCGTCTCGACAAGAAAATTGGCGACATTTTACTATTAGTCAAAATTACAATCAAACGACTGTTTCGTGTGAATCTGATCGAAACGCGTACATGAATAATCAATATTTGAGTATATCAAAGAATGACAAAATATATCCGTTATATGTTTTTCAAGCGACGCCGAAGTACAAACTCGGCAAGACACTCGATGGCGTCGATATCGATGACCTTCTACTTCCAGAGAACGCTGGAGAGAAAATGCAACCAGATTTCGTCTGGACGCTTGATGACAAACTCAAGCTCCGCGTAACGTACATGAAAAACGTCAAGGAGTTTGAAGACCCAAAATATCCGAAACTCTCGGACATGCTTAAGTGGCATTACGTTTTGAGAGAATCCGACGACAAGCGTACAGACGGTAAAGTCATCGACGATTCGAAAAACGGAATCAACTTTGGCTATCAACATACGTTGCCGACAAAACAATACTACAAGCTTGAAGTAACCCTCGACGATTCGGGAATGCCGTTCGTGTGGAATCCGCGACCAGATTTTAGCTACATAAAAAAGCGAACGTTTTTCATAAATGCTGACGGCAAAAACAAGATCGGCAACACGTTTACTGGCGGATTGTGCGATTCGAACGGCGTATGCGTCGAACAAGAATACAAGTATAGTTGTGAAGACATGCAAGACACACTTGATCGCGTTAGCTGTCGTATGAATGAAAACTTTTCAGGAGGTGTACTTAATCCGTCGTTGTTGTCATTACGTCGGCTTATATCTTCTCTAGCCGTCCCAGATCCGCCAAAATGTGGAATCGACATTCCACCGATTGCCGATCCACGTTTTCAAGCATTCAATCCGTCAATCGTCGTCGCTGACGCTTGTAACCGAACGAAAACATTCTATCAGACATTTCCGATCGCAACCGTCGCTGTCAACTTCTCTATGGCTCTGTTTTTTCTGTGGATAATCGTTCGAATGTTTAACAAGCTAACAAGTCATAAAGACGATGACATGATAGGAGACGTTTAGTATGAATATAAACTTCTCCGCTCTATTTGACGCAATTCTCTCGTTTTTCATGTTTCCGTTGCATGTGATCTTAACCCCCGTCGACTATCTGCTTAAACAGATCCCGAACATTAATGTCATACCTGAATCGATTTCCGCAATTGTCGGATATGTCGGCAATATCCCCTCCACTCTTGTTTCCTTAACTGGAATCTCCCCTGTTATTTGGAATGCGATTATTTCCACGTTGTTGTTATATTTTGCTGTTATTCCGACCATAAATGGAATCAAAAAGCTAATCAACTGGATAAGAGGCTAACATGTCGATTGAGTGGAATACATTTTTGAAAAAGAGACGTAAAGAAAAAAGAGGATTCCCTACTGGAACGATCTTTTTTACGGGTTCGCAAGGTGCTGGAAAAAGCTTATCGGCTACGCACTACATTAAGAAGCTTAAAGACCGATATCCGAATTTGTACATTTATAGCAACATTAAACTCAAGATAGCGGATAAGATTTTGACAAGCGACCAGATTGCTGACCATATCCTTGACGTGAAAGAAGATCGCCCGATTGCGTTTTTCATCGACGAGATCCAGACGGTTCTCTTCTCTGGTAAAAAAGCCGTCTCTATGGAGACATTTAAGGCTATTTGCCAACAGAGAAAGGCCGAAAAAACTATTATCGGTACAATGCAGGAGTTCCTAGACTTAGACATAAAATATCGTCGACAGTTACGTTCTCAAGTAGAGTGTTTTAAGTTCGGCCCGATTCAGTTCGAATTGTGGAAAGATCCAGAGTCTTTACGGTTCGATTCACGAAAGAATGACTACATCGGCAAGACGCGACATATTAACATCTGGAAACGACACAATGAAGCGTATGACATTTATGACACTTACGAGATTGTTGGTGCTACAATGGATATCGATCCAAACAAACGCGAACAGTATTCAAAACAACGACCTCAACACGTCATTATTCAGAATCAGAAGGGGTCGACGCCCATGTAAATAATAATGTCGAGAAAGGAATCTGAACCGATGGGTGCAGAGACTGTAACAAAACTTACAACCGCGTTTAACCCTGCTGGTCTTTTAGACACGTTTGTTTCGTTCGCTCCATTTATTTTGGGCGTGGCTGGTACAATCATGGTTGTTGGATTGGTCAAGTGGGCAATCAAGACTGTTCGTCGTAAGTTGTCTGGCGGTGTTGCTTAACATTCGCAAAAAGTCGAATCACGCCCCATTAAGGGGCGTGTTTCGGCGGTGCTTTTCGGCCCCTCCACCACGGCCAGAAAAGCATTTTGCAGACTTTTGACGCAAGCGTCAAAAGTTGTGGCCCTACTTGATATAGGGACACAACTTGCATACTTTTAACAAAACTAGGGAGTATTTGGTGGCAAAAAGAATTAGTGAGGAGGGTATTTTTATAGGAGATATCGTAAAGGAATACCCAAACATGTTTAAGATTATTATTTATCACGACGGATATTATTTACCGTCCTCAGATCGTAAAGAGATCAAAAAAGTCAATAAAGAGACGCGACGTCAAGATTCGATCCACCGATCGCTCCGTCGCACAAAAACGACCATAAAAGACATCATGCTATGCAATCGTTTCGACTATTGGTGTACGTTTACGTATAACTGCCGTGCTTGTTATCCAAAATGCAATAACAATCCGTGTACCTGCAATCCTTCAACCTGCAAGCGATTCGACATTAATTACACACGTCGCACGCTCCAAAACTGGTACAGAAACCAAAAGAAGCATTCGCCGAATTTGAAGTACCTTGCCGTTCCTGAGTTCCATAAAAACGGTGCAATCCATTTTCATTGTATGATTAGCGGATTTAACGGCCGATTGAAGGATTCAGGAAAAAAGACTAAGAACGGTCAAACAGTCTATAACGCTGTCGGATATTACTCAGGCTTTACTGAGTTTGTGCGAATCGGCGAAAGATTCGACGACGTCGATTTTAACTCGGAATATCAACGCGTCATTAGTTATATAAGTAAGTATATAACTAAGGATATGCCACTTATTCACGGCCGTCGGCGATTTCTGACGTCAACAAACTTAAACAAGCCCGTTACAACAGTAAACGGAATTAGCAAGTTTAAGTTACAATCGCTGATTCGCAACAAAAAGCCGGAGTTTATAAACGAATACCTAGAAGTCCAGAAACATGACTTCTCTATTCCCGCTTAGTCTTTTTTATTGATATTGACAAGCAGTATTATTATGATTATCAATAATAATACTGATATCAACAATTCCCCCATCGTAAAAGAGTGAAAAATAATTCCATTATCTAATATTTTGGTTCCGTGTTCCATATTGTCCTCCACCCTTATTCTATCATAAAATACGTTGTTTATTTTACACTCTTTACGTATTGACTAGGTACATTGTGCGACATTAAAACTATATCTAAAACACGACTATTCCATCGTCTTTCTTCGCGATAAATTTATCTCATTTTCACCAAATTAACCTACTTGTCATTTATTGTTTTATAAACCGCCCTATTTGCTGGCTTGGTGCGTTTTATGTTGTATATTGGTTTATTTGCATTGGCTCGGATTTATAATTTATGTTTGTATTGCGCAAAATTTATCAATATAAATACTTAGCCGATTCGGCTATATGCACGCTTAAAAATTAACTAATAATTAGTTCGTATTTTGTTCTACTATTGTTTTGATTGCTAATTTTGCGAAAGAGCTTGGGTGATTCTGTGTTTAATTATTTCACTGTTCCATTCGCCTGCCTTAAATCGCAGTAGGGGCATATTAGTATTGGACATGATCAAATTGACAAAATCGTCGCGCGTTTTTCGATCGGGCTGATTGTGAGTGTTATCATCAAGCTCAATAGCTATGAGAGGTTTCATATCATTGGTACAAATTAGAAAATCTACAGATTTGCCATTTATTCTCGCGAAAGCTGCTTTCCAGCTTTGCCCTTTTATCTCATGATCTAAAAACATGCTTAGGTGAGCCTGAGGTATAATTACACATCCGTTTACTGCTTCGTGCAGAGTTTTATAAAACGATAATTCACTTGGCGTCATTGCGCAAGATTTTTTGATATATACATACTCTTTCTTTATTGGGGTTTTAATCGGGCTCGTGTCGCCGTCAGTCCCCTGCCTTGCTTTGATTGCTAGAAAAATAATTGCGGCGGCTACTATAACTATAAATATAAGCGTTTCCATGAGATTAGTTTATCATATGTTTATAATAAATGCTTACGATTTTTAGGCTTTATCGTTACGGTGATATAATAAGAGTGATAATTTTATCGGAGATATTTATGGCTTTTTTAAATTATAATAAAGATGAAAAGTTGGAA